CCCGAGGACTGGCGCGAGAAGCGCGAAGTTGAGCTTTCCGGCACGGTGAAGTCCTCGTTTGACGCCGACGCTCTACGCAACCTGACCGAGGATCAGCTTGAGCAGCTTAGGTCCATCGCTGACGCCATTTCTCCAGCACCCGCTGGAGACGATTCGGGAGATTGACAAGGTCCGCTGCGAACGGAGCCTGAAGTTCTTTGTCCGGCGCTACTGGCACATTCTGGAGCCGCGAACCGAGTTTGTCGATGGCTGGTGTCTAGATGCCATCTGCGAGCATCTTGAGGCAATCAGCACTGGCGATATTACCCGGCTGCTCGTCAATGTGCCCCCCGGCTTCATGAAGTCGCTGCTGACGGACGTGTTCTGGCCGGCGTGGGAATGGACGGCATTCAGGTCGCCGCATCTGCGCTATGTGGCGTTCTCCTACGCGGCGCAGTTGACGGAGCGGGACAACCGGCGGTTCCTGGACCTGCTGCGCCATCCCGATTTTGTCGCGGATTGGGGCGACCGATTCGAGCTGCGGAAGCAGGGCGAAACGCTGGTTTCCAATGATCGCATGGGTTGGAAATTGGCAACCTCGATTGGCGGAGTTGGTACCGGGGAGCGCGGCGATCGCGTTTTGTTGGACGATCCCCATTCTGTGAAGGAGTCGGAATCCGAGGCTGTCCGGCAGGAGACGGTTCGCTGGTTCAGGGAGGCCATGTCGAACCGCCTCAACGACATGGAGCGCTCTGCTGTTGTCGTTATCATGCAGCGCGTCCATGAGGCCGACGTTTCGGGGGAAATCCTCGAAAACGGCGCCGGTTATGAGCACCTGATGATCCCCATGCAGTGGGATGGCCGGCGCTATACGACATCGATCGGCTGGACCGATCCGCGCGGGAATGATGGTGACTTGGCGTGGCCCGAGCGCTTTTCGGTGCCCGTCGTTCAGGGCCTCAAGCAACAGATGGGGCCCTATGCCTATGCCTCGCAGTACCAGCAGATGCCGGCACCGCGTGGCGGCGGGATCCTGCGGCGTGCCTGGTGGCGTCTTTGGGATGAGGTAGAGGCCGAAAAATACGATTGCGTCGTCCCCGCGTTCACAAAACGTGGCGAGCCGGTGATCAATGAGGAGACCGGGTTACAGGCCAAGGCGCTGAAGTTCCCGGCCTTCGACTACATCGTTGCCTCGCTCGATACGGCTTACACGCAGAAGGAAGAGAACGATCCGTCGGCAATGGTGGTTCTCGGCGTCTGGCATGACCTGTTCGGCATGCCGAAGGTGATGCTGATCACGGCGTGGCGCGACCGCTTGCCGATCCATGAACTCGTGGAGAAGGTCGTCTATACCTGCCGGCGATACAAGGTTGAGCGGCTGCGGATCGAAGCCAAGGCGGCCGGCATTTCGGTTTCCCAGGAGCTCCAACGCCTGCACGCCGGATCGGGGTGGGTGGTCGATCTTTACGATCCCGGCCGGCAGGACAAGACGTCTCGCGCTCATTCGGTGGCGCACATTTTTGCCGACGAAATGGTTTTCGCCCCAGATAAGGAATGGGCCGAGATGGTCATCACCGAAGCGGAATCCTTTCCGAAGGCAGCGCACGACGATCTGGTCGATTGCCTCGTCGATGGGCTCAGGCATCTCCGGGATGCCGGCCTGCTGCTCCACGGCTCGGAAATGGCGTCTGAACTCGGCGCGCGGCTCGAATACAAGCCACAAGTCGCAAAACCACTCTATCCGGTGTGAAGAATTGACCGTTCCTGTTGCCTGCTATTCGTTCAAGCGCGGGACCTGGGTCGTGTTCGACCGCCCGACGCGAGGTGAATCCATGCGCAATGCCAATGCGACACTTGCGAAGGTCTTTGACCGTGCGGAGGGCCATATCGAGGGGATCGTGCCCTTGCGTTGGCCTCAGCGCCCCGAAACCTATGCAACGGCGATGGAAGCCAAGCGGGTGCGCTGATGGCATCGCGTGACGATAGACCGGTACTGATGATGCCGCCCGGCTTGCTGGCGTCGAATGCGCTGCGGCTGGACCAGCCGCCGATCCCTCCCCCGGCGGCCGACGACATCGATGTCGAGATCATCGCCGATGGTGCACCGGATTCGGTGCGACTTGATCCCGCGACGGGCGCGCTCGAAACCACGTTGGACGACGGCAGTGTCGAGGTCGATATTTCGCCTGACCTCGGGGCGCCCGACGGTAGTGATGACTTCAACGCCAACCTGGCTCTCGTGATTGATCAGGCCGAGCTCAGCCGCCTCAGCGAGGAACTGCTACGCGGGATCGATGCCGATCTGCAATCGCGGCAGGAATGGGTGGATACCAGTGCCGAGGGCATCCGGCTTCTGGGTCTCAAGATTGAACGCCCCGAGTCTGCGGGGGCCGATGCGTCAACGGCCGTTGCTGGGCAGTCCACCGTTCGCCATCCGTTGCTGTTGGAAGCCTGCCTGCGCTTCCAGGCCAATGCGCGCGGCGAATTGCTGCCAGCAGAGGGGCCCGTGAAGGTCGATGACAAGCTGGACGAGACCGGCGCTTTGGATGCTGTTGCCCAGGCGTTCGAGGATGACTGCAACTATTTCCTGACGACGGTCGCGACTGAGTATTACCCAGATACCGATCGGGCCTTGTTCGGTACCGGCTTCCGGGGATGCTCGTTCAAGAAGGTCTATAATTGCCCCATCCGGCAGCGCGCGGTCTCCGAAAGCGTTGATGCGAAAGACCTCATCGTCTCCAATGCCTCGACCGACATGCGGAACTCGCCGCGCGTCACTCACCAGATCATGATGCGGCCGTCGATGCTTCGCCGTATGCAGTTGGTGGGCGCCTATCGCGATGTCGAGCTATCGACGCCGAACCCGCAGGACACCAATCCGATCGACCAGGCGATTTCACAGGTTCAGGGCATCAACCCCGACCAGATGCAATCAGAAGATCGGGAATATACGATCTATGAATGCTACTGCGAGCTCGACATCAAGGGGTTCGAGGACAAGGACCAGTCGGGCGAGCCTACTGGCCTTGCGCTGCCATATCGGGTGGTGATCGAAAAGGATTCCCGCGTTGTGCTGGAAATCCGGCGCGCCTGGGAGCGGGATGATGACAGGAAACTCCGCAAGATCCCGTTCGTCAAGTATCCGTTCGTCCCCGGCCTTGGTTTCTATGACATCGGCTTTGTGCATATTCTAGGGAACACGACGAACGCCCTGACCGCGGCTTGGCGCGAAACGCTCGACGCCTACATGTTCGCCAATTTCCCCGGCTTCATCTACGCCAAGGGTCTTGGGCGTCAGAACACCAACGAGTTCCGGGTTGCCCCCGGTGGGGGCGTCGGTGTCGATGTCGGCCAGGCGAAGCTCGGCGATGCCATCATGCCGCTGCCGTACAAGCAGCCGGACCAGGGATTCGTGAATTTCCAGACCGGCATTGCCGAAATGGCTGCCAGGCTCGGCGGCACGGCGGAGATGAACGTCGGCGAGGGGCAGCAGAATGCACCAGTCGGTACCACACTGGCGTTGATCGAGCAGGCGACGAAGGTTGAAGGGGCCGTTCACAAGCGACTTCATGCTGCGCAGGCAGAGGAATTCGCGCTGCTCAAGGAATGCTTCCGCGAGAACCCTCAGGGCTTCATTGCTTCGGTCAAGCGCAAGGGTTCGATAGATTGGGAGGAGGCCACCTTCCTTCGAGCGCTGGACAGCGCCGCGATTGTCCCGAAGGCTGATCCCAATACACCGAGCCATCTCCATCGCATCATGAAAGCGATGGGAATGGTGCAACTCGATAAAGCCTATCAGGGCGTTTTCAATAGCCGTGAGATCGCCATCCGTGCGGCGCGGATGCTGGGTGTCGAGGATGTCGATAGCCTTTTGGCACCTCCGCAGGCCGGGGGTCCGCAGATAAACCCCGCGCTTTTGGAGGCCAAGACGAAGGCCGATCTTGAGGCGCAAAAGCGCGCCGCGCAGCAGGCCGACAACATCGTCAAGTTGAAGCTCCAGCAGAATGAAAGCGCCGATCAGGCGGCGGAGCGGGAGAACCGGCTGCGTATTGCCGAAATGCACCTGCAGGAAGCCGTGATCGACCATCAGGACAACGCCGAGGATCGTGCGGCGCGGCTCGCCGAATCCCAACCCCCCGGCGCCTGACGCCGGATTCCATCACAGGATCATAACCATGTCCGAAATGTCCTCTCTTCGCGATGAGGCGAAGGAATCGCGCGCGTCGAAGGCCCGTAACATGGGCGTCAAGATTTCGACCGCCGATGAACGCGATGACTATGGCGTCGGCAAGACCGGCCCCGGTCCCGGAGGCGATCGCACCCCCGATCCGACGGTTTACGCCGACGGTTACGGCAATCCGCCGGGGAAGACCAAGCGCACGATCGGCCGTGTCGTCGGCGATGTTGTCCCTGGCGAGAAAAGCCGGAAACGCAATGATCGCCCAGCCTATGCCGACGGCGGCCGCGTCAAGAAAGGGAAGGGCACGACGGTCAATGTGATCGTGGCCGGCCATGGTGCCGCGCCAGAGCCCGCAATGCCGTTACCGCCCGTTCCGGTGCCTGCGCCTGCTCCCGCGCCTGTAGCGCCTGCTGTAGCGCCTGCTGGGCCGGCTGCGGCCGTTCCTGCTCCGATGCTGCGCAAGCGCGGCGGTCGCGTCCCGATGACGGCTGGTGCCGGTAGCGGGGAAGGTCGGCTTGAGAAGATCAAGGAATATGGCGGAAACGCAAAGACGGGGAAGCGCCGTTGATCGAAGCCACGGGGGCCGACAACCTCCTGCTCTCCAGGCTACGCAAGAGCCTCGGAGAGACGATCGAAGCTCGCATTGATGGATTGCTCGCCAATCCTGATCCACGTGAAGCCGGCTACATCAGCGGGCTTCGTGACGCGCTTGCCGAGGCGGAGAACATCTGCCGCGAGATGAATTCACCACAGCCTGAGAGGCACTAAATGAGCCTGATGGATTCGGGTAACTACGGTTCCGATAAACCCCAGACCAGTCTCGATGAGGTTATGGCCGGGATCGGCCCGGCACTCGACAAGGTTCTGGTCGCCACCAACCACGTGTTGGTGGGAATCTGGATGCGTCCGGAGCGAACAGCCGGAGGCATTATCCTGACGCCGAAAACCCGCGATGAGGATAAGTGGCAGGGCAAAGTCGGCTTCGTCCTCAAGAAGGGCGCGATCGCCTTCAAGAGCGACGACCGCAATGACTTCGGCGACCTCAACCCCGAGGTCGGCGATTGCGTCCTTTACCGCACCAACGACGGCTTCTCGGTCGATGTCAACGGCGTCCATTGCCGGATGATCGAAGATGTCCATGTCAAGGCCGTGGTTCCCAACCCCGAAATGATCTGGTGAGCGCGATGGCGAAGAAGGCCGACGAAGACGAATTTTCCATCACCGACGACGATATCGCTGCCCTTGGCGTCACCAGCAACGGTGAAAGCATTGATGAGGCTGCGGCCCCGGTCGATGCAACTGAGGCTGCTGCCAATCCCGAAGTAAAGGAGGATGATGTCGCGTTCGAGGCGTCGGAATCGCTCAAGCAGCAGCTCGATGAGATGAAAAGGCTCAACGAGGAGCTCGAGGCGGAGAATCAGCGCCGTACTGCGGAGGTCTCGCAGACCAAGGAGGCGTTGCAGGCGGAAAGCCAGAAGGCCAATCAGGCCCAAACACTGCTGTCCGATAGCCGTCTCCAGACGGTCGCCAATATGTTGGCGGCGAACGAGGCATCAACCAAGGATGCCAAGGCCCGCTATGCGCAGGCCATGGCGGAAGGCGACTGGACTAAGGCGGCCGATGTTCAGCAGGAAATGGCCGACCTCTCGGTCAAGAAGCAGCGCTTGGAAGAGGGCCGAAATGCCCTAGAAACCGAAATAGAACGCGCCAAGGAAGCTCCCGCGCGTACCCCCGCCGATCCTGTCCAAGGCTTCATCGACCAGTTACCGCCGGAACAGCGAGCATGGGCGAATGACCACAAGGAATGGTTTCAGACCCCAGCGAAGAACGCCAAGGTCGTCGCCGCCCATTACGAGGCCGTGACGGACGAAGGGCTCCGGGAAGGCTCGAAGCAGTATTTCGACTTCATCGAACGCAGGCTTGGTCTCAAGGCCGATCCGGGAATATCGCAACAGCGCCAGCCATCAGCACCGGCCGCCCCGGTCAGCCGCGCCTCGACCTCAATGGCGAACGGCTCGCGGACCAACAATGGCGGCAAGTTCCGGTTATCGCCTGCCGAGGTCGAAGCGGCGCGCATCTCCGGCGTTTCCAACATCGAATATTACCAGGGCATGAGCCCGGAGCAGCAGGCCGCGGCTCGCGCTCGGGTCAACTAGGAGCACATCATGACCGACGAAACCGCAGAACCGGCCATCAAGCGCGGCCCGGGCCGTCCGCGCATCATCCGTGACGAGGAAGGCACCCGCGAACCCGTCCGCGCCGCCGGCGTGCGCACCCGATCCCGTCTCCGTAAGGGTGGTCAGAGCAAGGACAAATTCGGTATTCCGCCCGATCTTCGGCGTTCTGGCACTTCCTATGAATGGAAGCGAATGACGGTTTACGGCAAACCGGATTCCAGCCATCTCGTCGAAATGCGGGAGCAGGGCTGGGAGCCGGTCGATGATCCGGTCCTGCGCCGGTATTTCATGCCGGACGATCATACCGGCGCCATCGAGCGCGATGGTCTCGTTCTCATGGAACGCCCACAGGAGTTGACCGACGAGGCCCGCGAGGAAGATCGCCTCATGGCGATCAACGCTGTCCGCGCCAAGGAAGCCCAGATGACCTCGGCACCGGTCGGCCAGTTCGAGCGCTCGAACAAGGGAACCCCGCTGGTTTCCGTCAAGCGCTCCATCGAAGTCCCGGTCGAATAGACCGGCACATCTTTCCCGCTGCCCGGCGCGGTGGTTCATCAAAATAGACAGGCGATTGCCCCGGCGGCGGTGCGCGGTCAACCCCAACGAATGGAACAACGATGTCCAATGTCTTCGATCCGTTCGGGTTCGCTTCGTACAAGGGCAATGGCTCCGCTCCTACTTATGAGCAGGTCGAGCGTTTCATCGACCTCAGCGCCGGCGCCATTTACACGGGCGATCCTGTAACCTCCCAGTCCGACGGCTCGATTGCGCAGTCCTCGCCTGGCACCACCCAGATCGCCGGCATCTTTGTCGGCTGCGAGTATGTCAGCGCGTCGCTCAACCGCGTCGTGTGGTCGCCTTATTGGCCCGGCTCCGGCTCGGCGCTGGCTAATACGACCGCCAGGGCGTACATCATCAACGACCCGAATGCGCAGTTCGTCTGCCAGTCGGGTAATGCTGGCTCCCCGGTCGCCTTGAGCGACATCGGCGCCAACATCAATTTCGCCATCGGCACTGGCAGTTCGCTCACCGGCAGGTCCGGCGCCTATGCCAATCAGGCCACCATTTCTCCCACCACTACCACGCTCCCGTTCCGGATCGTCAATCTCGTGACGAACCCGCCGGGTGCGAATGGCACGGACTCGGCGTCGAACGGCAACTGGATTGTTGTTGCCTTCAACAACGTCGATACCCGCGTGCTGACGGGTCAGTAAGAGGAGGCGTGAATGGCTATCAATCTCGCCCAAATCCGGGATCTTCTGCTGCCCGGACTCCGTGGCGTTACTGGCAAGTACGAGCAGATTCCGACGCGCTGGAGCAAAATCTTCGAGAAGGCCGATTCCAATATGGCCCTCGAACGCACGGCATCCATGCGCTATCTCGGGCTGGCGCAGCTCAAGACCGAAGGCGGCCAGACCGCGTTCGACAACCAGGCCGGCGAGCGCTACATCTACAACCAGGAGCACAACGAAATCGCTCTTGGCTACGCGATCACGCGCAAGGCCATCGACGACAACCTCTATAAGTCGCAGTTCAAGCCGTCGAACCTTGGTCTCATGGAATCCTTCGCCCAGACGAAGGAAATCTATGGCGCCAACGTGCTCAACGCCGCGACGACCTACAATCCGTCGATCGCTGGTGATGGTGTCGCGCTGTGTTCGACCTCTCATCCGGTCGACGGCGGCACGTTCGCCAACCGGCCGGCGGTGGATGTCGATCTGAACGAGGCATCGCTGCTCAATGCGATGACCACGATTCCGACGACCTTCGTCGATAATGCCGGGCTCAAGACCTTCGCCCGGGCGCGGCAGCTCATCGTGCCGTTCGCGCTGGAACCGGTCGCCATCCGTCTCACCAAGACGGAACTGCGGCCCGGCACGGCGGACAACGATGTCAATGCCATCCTGTCGGCCGCCGGCGGCCTCAGCGAGGGCTATCTGGCATCGGAGTTCCTGACCAGCAACTTCGCCTGGTTCCTCAAGACCAACATCCGTGGGCTGCTGTATCTCCAGCGCGTTGCCTACGAGATGGATATGCAGGTCGATTTCACGACCGACAATCTGCTGGTCAAGGGATATGAGCGGTACAGCTTCGGCTACTACGACCCGAGGGCGATCTACGGCTCGTTCCCGAGCGCCTAAGCGGGGAGGGGATCAATTATGTCTCTCACCGCTTTTTCGGGGCCGGTTGGCACCTTCACCCATGCACCGGACGGCACTTCGTCCGGCTATTCGGACCAGGGCCTCGTTGTGCTGTCGCAGGTGGCAACGCTCACCCAGAACAGCACAACGGCTGTCTCGTTCACGTTCCACGTCCCGGCCAATAGCCAGCTCGTGGATATCATCGCCGACACGACGACCGCTTGGAACAGCGGGACTTCCGCTGTTCTGACGGTCGGTACGGCTGTTGCTGGCACTCAGTACGCCAGCGGCATCGACACGACTTCGGCGGGGCGTGTTCGCCCGACCTTCACCGGCACCCAACTCGGTAACATGCTTGATGTTGGCTCTGCCACTACGGTTGTCGCGACGATCACGCCGACCGGCACAACCACGGCGGGGACCACGACCGTGACCCTGCTCTACGTCCAGAACGAATAGGAGACCATGCCATGAAGGGCAAGAAAGCGTGCCGCGCCGGTGGTGGCGTGGTCGATAAGGATGATGCCCCGCGCGATGTCTATGCGGGGCGCGATTCCAACGTTGTCAAGGAAGCCGACGAGCGCAAGCGCGGTGGCCCCGTCAAGGCCAAGAAGGAAGTCCGCATGGCGGGCGCCAAGGCCAAGCATCGCCTCGACCGTCCGGGCCGCAAGTCCGGCGGTCGTGTCGGCGCCGACAAGTCCCCCCTGTCCTCGGCCGCTCGGGTCAATGATCCGGACGCCAAGGACGATATGGAGGATGACTGACGACCGTTATGCCAGCGGTGGTCATGTCAAGAACTGGATCGCGGGCGCCATCGAGCATCCGGGAGCTCTCCATCGGGAACTGCATGTTCCGGAAGGCGAAAAAATCCCGGCACGCAAGCTCGAAAAGGCCGCGCATTCCGACAACCCGAAGGAAGCGCGGCGCGCCCGTCTCGCCGAGACGCTGCGCGGCTTCCATCACTAAGCTGGGGGGGCGGCCTGGTGCCGCCCCTCCGCCATTCCCATGAGGCTCGCCATGCAGGCTCTCCCCGCGCCACAGCCGGCGCCGAAACTCTGCAAGAAGTGCCATCGGCCCATCGCCGGCCCGAGCGCGGCTTGCGCCCAATGCTCCACGAGGTGATTTCTCATGCAGCCGATTTCCAGAACCTATGCCGCGAGCACGACCGGAGCGCAGGCGCCATTTGCGCTGGACTGGCGCATCGTGCCGTTTTCCGCGTCCTATCTGGTGTCTTTCGATGGCAGCGCGACCGGCAGCGTGACGGTCGATACGACGCTGGATAATGTCAACGATCCCAATATCACGCCGGTGTGGGTCGCGTCCTCGGCGATCACGACCACCACGCTCGCCGCCATCTCCTCGCCGGCGCAGTTCATCCGCGTCAATATCAGTTCTCTCAGCGGCGGCACGCTGACGTTCAAACTGCTCCAGGGCGAATATACCTGACCATGGCGACCTCCGGGACGACGACATTCAACCCCTCCATTGGGGCGCTGATGTCCTACGCCTATTCGCTCTGCGGTATCCGCCGCACCGCGATCGTGCAGGAACATCTCGCTGATGCCGCGATTGCGTCAAACCTGATGCTGTCCTCATGGGGTAACAGCACGCCGAACCTGTGGAAGGTTTCCGAGATCACGCAGACGCTCATCCAGGGTGTCGCGACCTATGATGTCGATCCCTCAACGATTACCACGCTCGATGCCTTCATCCGCACCTTCGATGATCAGGGCAATCCTCAGGATGATCGGATAATCTGGCCGATCAGCCGAACCGAATATGCGTCGATCCCCAACAAGGGATGGCAGGCGCCCCCGACGGTGTTCTGGTTTGACAAGCTTCTGAGCCCGACGATTACGCTCTGGCAGGTGCCGGATGGCAATGGGCCGTACGAGCTCCATTACTATGTCGTGACGCAGATTCAGGATTCCGCGCTGGCCAATGGGCAGACGCTGGACCTGCCGGAATGGTGGATGGACGCCTACGCGTGGGGGCTTGCGGCCCGACTGGCGGTTTCCTACGCGCCGGATCGGGCCGTGGCACTCGACGCCAAGGCGAAAGAGGCCCTTGATCAGGCCCGCACGCAAAATGTCGAGGCCAATTCGACGCTCTATTTCGCGCCGCAGATCAACGGCTATTATTCGAGGTAAGCCATGGCCTGGCGCTACCATTCCCGCGCGAAGGTCAATTCGCAGCATCCGTCGGCATGGGCGGCTTGCGACAGGTGCGACCAAATCTGGCTGCACTCCGAGCTTCGGTGGCAGTTCCAGTATGCGGGGCCGAACCTCCAGAACCTCAGGCTGCTGGTTTGCCCAAACTGTCTCGACGTTCCGCAGCCGCAGTTGATGCCGCGCATCCTGCCCCCCGATCCTATGCCGGTGATGAACGCGCGTCCGTTCAACTACCCTCTCGCCAACGACAGCGATATTTCGACCGAGAACCAGCAGCCCATCGTCACCGAGGTTGACGATGCCAATCTGATCCTCGAGACCGATTCGCCACCGCCGCTGGAATAGAGGACATGGCGATGGGCTACAACTATTCGACCTATTCGACGGCGCTCCAAACGATGATCGCCTCGGTCAACCCCGATGCCTCCTTCACCACCATCCTGCCGTTCATCATCACGGATGCCGAGCAACGGATTTACCGTGAGCTCAATCTGCTTGCGACCGATGTCCGGGACTATTCGACGGTCCTCACCACTTCGGTGCGCAATGCCGCGGTATCGAATGACTTCTACGTGGTGAACCAGATCAATGTGCTGACGCCATCGGGCAGCGACGCAACCACTGGCACTCGGGTTCCGCTGACCTTGGCCACCCCCGAAATGGTCGATATGTTCTGGCCTGGCAATACCACGACCGGCGTTCCGGAAATTTTCGGCATGATCGATCAATGGAATCTTGTTCTGGGGCCCAGCCCAGATGCGGCCTACACCCTAGAAGTTATCGGCACCCAGCGGCCGGAAACGCTCTCGGCCACCAACCCCAACACCTTCCTCACCGATTATCTCCCCGACCTGTTCTTCGCGGCGAGCATGGTCTTTGCGAGCGGTTACATGCGAAACTGGGGCACTATGTCGAGCGACCCACAAATGGGGACATCGTGGGAGGCGCATTACCAGGCGCTCAAGGCGTCGGCGGAGACCGAGGAAGCGACGAAGTTCTTTGCAGGCGCATCGTGGACGCCGCGTCGGCTCTATCCGACGGCTCAACCTCAGCGCGGCTAGATGCCTCTGCGATCCGTGAAGTTGCTGCCCGGCGTGACGACCGAAGTCACGCCGACGCAGGGGATGGCGCAGGTGGTTTCGACGCAACTCATCCGCTGGCGCTATGCCGGCGAGGGTATCGGCGTGGTGCCCGAAAAGCTGGGGGGCTGGGAAAAGTTCTACCCGATCTCGCTGGGCTCACCAGTTCGCTATCTGCACGCCTGGGAGGGGATCAACGCGGACCGCCGGCTTGCCGTAGGCTGCACGGAATCTCTCAATGTGATTTTCAACGGCAGTAATTCCATCATCACGCCGTTTACGCTGGTCACCAACCCGGAAGTCGATTTCTCGACCACGGCGAGCAGCAATGAAGTTACCATCGTTGATGCCGGGATCACGACATCGATCTTCGACAGCATCTATCTGACGACGCCGGTAGCGGTCGGCGGCATTGTCCTTTATGGCACCTATCAGATCAATACTATCGCCTCGACCACGAGTTATACCATTCTCGCTGCCGAGCCAGCGACCTCGACGGTGGCGGACGGAGGCGCTGTTCCGGTCTTTTCGACCACTGCCAGTTCCTCGTTTGTCAACGTGGAATTGGCCAATCACGGCGAGAGTGTCGGGGATAGCTTCCCGATTTCCACGTCGACCACGGTGGGCGGTATCACGCTTTTTGGTAACTATCTGGTCTATGCGGTTGTCGACGCCGACAATTTTACTGTTGTCGCCTCGAACGCGGCAACGGCGACCGCAACAGCGTCGATGAATGGCGGGGACGCCAGCATAACCTATTACATCGGGGCATCGCCGAGCCAGCCTGCGGCTGGTTATGGTCTCGGCGGTTACGGCGACGGCGGTTATGGCGAGGGCGTAGCACCGACCCCCACGCCGGGCACGCCGATCACGACGACCAACTGGTCGATGGACAACTGGGGCGAGATTCTTCTCGCCGCCCCAGCGGGTGGCGCGCTCTATTCCTGGTCGCAGGACAGCGGCTTCACCGATGCGGTGCGCGTTCTCAATGCGCCGCTGATCAATGGCGGTATCTTCGTTGCGGAGCCGTCGCAGATTCTTGTTTCCTGGGGATCTTCATTCACGCCTGTTCTGGACCCGCTCCAGATCAACTGGTCGTCTTCGGGGAATTTCACGAACTGGACGGTTTCGACCACGACGCAGGCCGGCGGATTCCGCATTCCGACCGGCTCACGCATCATCGGGGGGTTGCAGGGGCCACAAACCGGGCTGATCTGGACGGACCTCGGTCTCTGGGCGATGGACTATATCGAGCCGCCGCTGGTTTTCGGCTTCAATTCGATCGCCAACAATTGCGGACTGATCGCCCGTAACGCCGCGTGCGTCTTCAACAACAACGTCGCATGGATGGGGTTCTACAACTTCTTCCTCCTCTCCGGGGGCACGGTGAGCGTCATCCCGTGCCCCGTATGGGACTACGTGTTCCAGGATCTCGATACCGATAACCTCGACAAAATCACCTGTGCCGTGAATTCCGATTTCGGCGAGATCGCCTGGTATTTCCCATCACGGTCTGGCGGGGATGGCGAGGTCGATAAATACGTAAAGGTCAACTACCTAAATGGATTCGTTTGGGATTTTGGAATTCTCCAGCGCACGGCATGGATTGACCAGAATGTTCTCGGGCGCCCGATCGGAGGCGATGCCAGCGGCTACGTCTATCAGCACGAGACCTCACCGGATGCTGATGGACAGCCAATGGTTACATCGCTCTCGACAGGATATTTCGAGATCAGCGACGGTGAAGACTTGAGCTTCGTCGATTGGGTGTTCCCGGACTTCCGCTACAATTATTATCCCGACACGCCGGCCGCCGTTCTGTCGATGCAATTCGGGATCGCGGACTATCCCAACGACATGCCGAAAAATGTTGGACCGTACAATATCACGAGTTCGATCCCCTACATCAACACGCGGTTTCGGTCGCGGCTCGCCAGCATGACGGTGGGGTCCAGTGATCTTGGAACGTTCTGGCGCCTCGGTGCGCTCAAGATCAGAACCGCGCCGGACGGCAAGAGGTAGTAATGGCAGAGTTTTCCCCGGATCAAGGCAGCGCCGATCTTGCGAGCGTCCAGCGCAATGGCGTCCGGGTGCTGAGCGGCATCCTCACAGCGCTCCATTCGATTTTCCCGATCATTTCGGGGACCGCTTCTTCGGCTTCGGCAGGTTCCGCCACGCTGCCGGCCAATCCCGCCGGGTTCATCGTCGTGACGCTGCCGGATGGTTCATCGGCCAAGGTGCCATACTACGAATGAGCGACATGCGCATTTCCCATACCGGGCCGCTTCTGAGCCCGGTTGCCGGCCGCACCGACCATATCGAGACCGATGTGCCGCCGGAGAGTTTCGTGATCCCGGCTGATGTCGTTTCCGGGCTCGGCGAGGGCAATACACTCAACGGTGTCCGGGTCTTGAGCCGCATGTTCGGCATGTCGCAGGCGCCGCAGCGGACGTTCTCGGCGGGTGGTGTTCCCGTGGCCGTTGCCGGCGGCGAGTTCGTGGTTCCCCCCGAGGTTGTGAAACGCATCGGGAATGGCGACGAGAACAGAGGCCACAAAATCCTCCGCAGCTTCGTCACACACGCTCGTAACGAGAACATCAAAACCCTGCGAAAATTACCAGGCCCGCATAGATGACCGATGCGATTGTCCGATTGGCCGCCCCTGAGGATGAA